CTTAAGCCAACTTTAAAAGTAGGTACTGAATTGTTTGACAAATGCAGAGCAGGATTTCTAAAGGATGCAAAGAACCTAAAAGCTATTCAAGAGAGATATACAATGAATGATGAAACTTTTGAAGCACTAACTGCAAAATGAAATACTTTAAAGCAAGACCGAGTTCATTAGGGAAAATAATGAGCAAGTCAAAGAAGCCAGGCGAATTATCGCAAACTTGCATAACATATCTTAAGGAGTGCTATGCTGAAGACAAAGAAGAACTATCTTCCAAGTATTTAACCAAAGGTATTCTATTAGAAAACGAAGCTATTGAGTTTGCATCTAAAGTTTTATACGGTGGTATTAAAGCCTATAAGAACGAAGATATTTACGCAAATGAATGGTTAGTAGGAACTCCCGATGTTATCCTTGAGAACTCTATTATTGACACAAAGTGTAGTTGGAATAGAAAGACTTTACTTGATTCAGCTTTAGAACTTAATACTGATTATGAATGGCAGTTAAGAGGCTATATGATGCTTTGCAATAAAGAGTTTGCTACATTATTTTATTATTTAGGCGATACACCTGCTGCTGCTAATTTTGGCACTAAAGTAAGCTATTCACATTTAGAAGACTTTGAACGATGGGTAAGCTATGAATTTAAAAGAGATTTAGACAAAGAGCAAGAGATTATTGACAAAGTAGAACAATGCCGAGAATGGCTAAAGAATTACGATGCCGAGATACAGGCAAAAATAGGAACAAGAATTATAACCCTTTAAAAAAAATAGAAAATGGCAACAATTATTAATGCATCTATTGATGTAACAAAGATTGACAGAACAAAATTAATCAAAGAGAAGTATTTAAACCTGTCTATTATCGTAGATGATAAGAATGATAAGTTTGGTAACAATGTTTCAATTACTTTAAACCAGTCTAAAGAAGAAAGAGATGCTAAAGCACCTAAAACTTATATGGGTAATGGTAAAGTAGTATGGGGATTAGGTAAGTTAGAAGAAGCACCTAAAGAAGACAATAGTTTACCCTTTTAATTAAAGAAATTGGTGCTGCTGCAAGCGTTCTTTTTGCACCAAAGATAAGAGGTGTCTGCGCAATATTAGGGGAAAGTTTAACAATTTTAGCAGAAGATTAACACCCAAGTGCTAACGAGCAGCGTTAGTATTTTAAAATAAAAACCAAAAACTAAAATAATGAAAGCTAAAACATTTGAAGAAAAAAAAGTAGAAGTATTTAATAAATGTGCAATTAAATACGGTATGGGTAAAACATATAAAATACTTGGTGCTGCTAAAATAATAGAAGAACAAGGAATTAATAATTTTATTGAAAGTATTGAGAGTTATGTAAAACAAACTCAAAAAAACCCAAAAGCAATAGTAAAATTAAAGTTAGATTTAGCAAAACATTATATACTTTATTTGGAAGGAGGGTTTAGTGGACTTTTTGGAAGAATATAGAACTGCGAATGTTACAATAGAGGATTTAAGCCAAAAGTATAACATATCCCAAAAGCGAATAAGAGAAGTCCTAAGAGCCAAAGGAATAAGAACAAAGCACCTTAAAACCAAGAAAGTAACTTTAGAAACGAATGCTATTTTTAACGACTTTTTAAAGTTGTATTTAGTTGAAGGGAAGGCTATAAAGCATTATGCAGAGAAGTTTAATGTACCTTTATCTTCTTTAAATAAAAAGCTGGATAAATACTTTAAATTGCGAAAGAAGTAGTATATTTGCAATGTATTAAGATACCTAATAGGAAGGAGAGAGCCTGTTAGATATTATCAAAAAATGGTTATTATTATAACCCGAATCCTGTCGAAACTCTCTCCCGATGGGATTCTTTTTTTTACAAATTTATGGCACATAAAAAGGATGCTTATTATTTCTCACACGATAGTTCGGCTTCGAGAGATATTAAAATGCTAAAGATTAAATACATCTACGGCTGGGAAGGAATTGGTTTATTTTGGGGTATTATTGAAACTTTAAGAGAAACAACCGATTTCAAATTTGAATCAAACAAAGATAGTATTGACCTTCTTGCATCTATACTCCAGGTAGATGCTATAAAGTTGCAAAATTTTATAAATGATGCTATAAAGGTTGGATTATTTGTAGAATGTGATGGTTATTTTTATTCAAACAGTCTAAATGATAGAATGGATGAAATGAACAAAAAAAGGCTTAATGGTATTGTAAATGGTAAAAAAGGTGGTAGACCAACAAAAGAAGAACCTAAAAATAACCTAAACCATAACCTAAACCATAACCTAAACGAAAGCAAAACAAAACCATTAAAAGAAAGTAAAGTAAAAGAAAGTAAAGTAAAAGAAAGTAAAGTAAATATAATAGTTAGTAGTGTTGATGTTGAATTTATTCCTCCTACTAAAGATGAAGTTATAGATTATTTTGTTAAATCAGGTTATAAAAGAGATATTGCTATTCAAGCCTATTTTTACTATGATTCTCTTGGTTGGAATAACAAATTAGGTAAAGCAGTAATAAATTGGAAAAATACTATGGTTACTAATTGGTTTAAACCAGAAAATAAAGTTACAATTGTAAACCTACAACAACCTACTTACTAATGGACTTTATAAAACAATATAGCGATGTACAAGGCGAATTAGATTCGCTTTATGATACAGGATTAATCAAAGGCGAAACAATAGGCTTCCAGGATGTAGATAAGCTAATATCTTTCAAAAAAGGTGCTACTTCTTACATTTACGGAACTCCTGCATCAGGTAAGTCTGAATTTTGGTGGGAATGCTTAATTAATTTATCAAAAAGTAAAGGTTGGAAACATTTAATCTTTAGTCCCGAAACGGGAACTCCAGCAGAAATATTTGCAGAGATAATACATAAATGGGCAGGTAAGCCATTCTTTGATTTGGATGGTAATAAGCTACAAAGACTTACCAAACAAGAAATGTACAGGTATGGATTAGAGGTTAGCCAATACTTTTACATTATGGATTTAGGGGTTAAAGATATTACTTTAGATGACTTTCACGAAGCGGTTGAGAAATATGGTGTTAAGTTTGACACAGTTACAACAGACCCTTTTAATGAGGTAAAGCACGATTTAAAAGGAGAGCAAAGAGATATGTATATGGCTCGTGTTTTAGGTAAGATTAGGATGTATGCAAGGGAATATAATTACCATCATACAATCATTATGCACATAGCAAGGGAAACAGGTGCAAAGGTTATAGATGATGCAACAGGAATAAAATACTATCCACCAGCAGACCCAAGATTTATAGATGGTGGAGAAACATCCTTTAGAAAAGGAGAACAAATGATTTGCGTATGGAGACCACCATTTGGAGTTTCTAAAGATGGAAACCCTTATCAAGGCAACGAAGTAAAGATTATAGTACAAAAGACTAAACCTAAAGGCATAGGCGAAATAGGGGAAGCTACATTATTCTTTGATAAGTGGCGCAACTGCTATTACGAAGAAATAAACGGAATTAAGAGTTATGCAGGAAATTATGTTACATTTGAAAAACCAAAACAATTACCTTTTTAAACCAAAATTATGCAAAACAAACAAAAATTAACGGCATTACAACAATTATTTAGCGATTTAGAAGAATCACAACCTGGTCTATTTAGTGTTTATACAGTAGACGGTAGAAATTGTATTAATCAATTTTTTAAGTATTTAGAAATAGAGAAGCAGCAGATTATTAATGCTTTTAATGAAGGTGAGATTAATAGTGTAGATTATTTTAATGCTGAAAATATAACAATAGAAGAAGCAGAACAATATTACAACGAAACTTATAAATAGATGACACTACAAGAATTTGCTAAACATTCAGAAGCCAGGCTTTTTAGTTTAGATTTATTTGAGCAATTACCAATTCATAAGCTATCTTCGCAGTATTATGTGGAGGCTTTGAGAGAGATTATTAATTTAATTAACCCAGTGCAGGACAAGAAATTTATTTTAAGCGATGAGAAAGTTACACGAGTTAAGTGAGCCATTAAAAGCTATTTTGCAGGATGAACTTGATAAAAGGATTCCAAAGACTGATTTTAGACAAGCTACTTTGTTTAGGATAGCAGATTTACTTTTAGTGATGCAAATAAAGCTATTAGAGGCTAATAAAACTAAATTAGATAGTAAGACTTACAAAGACAATCTAAATGCTTTAGAAACGCTTAATTTAGCTTTTGTGATGATGACTGATTTACAAGGAGAAAATTCTTTATTACGAAGTGAATTACTAACTTTGAGGCACGAAGCGGAAATAATTATAGCAGAATTAACTGATAGAGTTAAAACGCTGGAGATGATAGATGATTTATAAACCAAACCAATATGATAAAAGCAATATTAAATTTGTTTAAACCAAAAGTAAAAGCAGTAACTCAAAATCCACAGTTTAAAGAAGTTGAATGGGCATTTCAATTTAATGATGATGAGCCAATATTATTTCAAAGACCAAATAACAACGAAAAATATTTGTGCATTATTGTTCGTAATAAGTTAAAATCAAAATATGTTTTTAAGGATGACAAAGGTAATGAGTTTAAAGTATTTGCAAGGGCAAGAACATCTGAAACATTTAACAAAGTAGTATAGGTGGGATTGATAAGATTTAACACCTGCAAATATTATAAAGGGTATAATGTCCTGTTTTTTAACGAATTAACTGGACAAACATTTAACAAGCACAAAAAAAACAATTAACAAAATGGAGCAAGAAAACCAAATAATCGAAGCCATTATTCAACGAATTAAGGATGAAGAGAAAAAACATTCTAAATCAATAGAGGATTGGTATAGAATAGCAGCAAATAAAATTTATGCTACATTTGATATTAAAATAAAATCTTAAACAACAAACAAAATGGAAAAAGAATTTATACCATACCAAGAAGCATTATCTTTAAAAGAATTAGGATTTAAAGAACCTTGTTTTGGTG